GAAAGCAGATATTTTGGCACAACAACAGATGCCACCAGAAGCTTTACAGCAGTTCCAACAACTACAACAACAATCACAGCAAGTTAGTCCTGCGGAACAAGGTGCTTTGATGCAACAAGCAAATAATATCTTGGCACAGTTCTCAGCACCTATCATGTCAGAATTAATTGCTGATTACACAGCTAGAATATCTAAACCAGAGGATGAAGATCCGTTAGTTGCAATCAGAAAACAGGAACTTGCTTTGAAAGGTCAAGAGTTAGCAATTGAACAACAACAGTTCAACGCACAAGAAAGACGTAAAGAACAAGACGCTGTAAGAAGGGCTACGATTGATAGAGAGCGTATTCAAGCCTCAGAAGATATAGCAGAAATGCGTGACGATACGGCCAGAGCAAGATTAGATCAACAACGTATGTTGAAAAACTTAGATATCATGAATCGTAATTAATTCTTGCAAAATTAAATTTATCTATACATAATAGCAAACATGGTTAAACGAACAGAAATAAATCAACAAAAAACACCTACTGTAATGAAAAACAAAAATCCTTACAGTAACAAAGGAAGCGTATCGCTAAAAACTAACCAAGGAACTTTTGATACCAATACAACACCTAAGCCTGGTATGGGTAAAGGTAAATCCAGAGGTATGGGTATTGCTGAGTTTGGTGGTAAGTTTTCTGGTGTATATTAATGGATTCAGTTTGGCTGGCTAAAAAATTTCTAAAAGAAATAACAGCCAGAAGAGAGGACACTAAGGATGCCATGTTATCTGGCTGTAGTGATTTTTCTCAATACGAGTTTTTGCGTGGGCGTTACAGTTCTCTCGCTGATGCAGAAAATATATTTAGAGAACTGCTAGGGAAAAACTTACAAGATGACATCCAAGATACAGGTACCTGAACACATAGCCAAAGAATTAGAAGCTGAACAAAACCCACCTAAAGAAGAAACTAAGATACCTTACGTAAAAGAAGAAGCACGGGTTTTAGATCCAACACTTATAGAAAAGTCAATTTTAGAACGTATGCCACAACCTACTGGTTGGCGTATTTTAATACTACCTTACGCTGGTAAAGGCGTAACAGACGGTGGCATACAATTAGTACAGTCTACAGTTGATCAACAAAGGTTATCCACCGTTGTTGGTTATGTGGTAAAAATGGGGCCTGATTGTTATAAGGATAAATCAAAATTTGACGGTCCTTGGTGTGAAGAAAAACAATGGGTATTGATAGGCAGGTATGCTGGAGCTCGTTTCAAACTTGGTGATGAATCCGAGTGTCGGATTATTAATGATGATGAAGTGATCGCTACTATACTAGATCCTACTGATATTCTTGCAGTATAAGGAGAATAAATGTCTGAAGAAGCAATAAAACAAGAAGAAGTAATAGAAGAAGAAGGACAGGTTATTGATTTAGAAGAGTCAAAGCCTGAAGAAACACCTGCAGTAGAAACAACAGAAGACACTACACCCGAAGTAGTTACAGAAGAACCAGAGCCCGAAAAAAGCGAAGAAGAGTTACAAGATTATTCTGACAAAGTTCAAAAAAGAATTAATACTTTAACTAGAAAGCTTAGAGAGGCAGAAAGAGGTCAAGATTCAGCTTACGAATATGCTAAAAACTTAGCGGCTGAAAATGAAAGATTAAAAACTACTGCACAAACCCTACAACAAACAACCTTTGATGAGTCTGCGACTAGACTAGAGTCACAAAAAGCACAAGCTATGGCTTCTTTGCAAAAAGCACATGAAGTTGCAGATTATGAAAAGGTAGCACAAGCACAAGACGTATTAGCTAAAATAGCAGTGCAAGAGCAAAAAGTTCAAGAGGGTAAATTAAGGATGGAGCAAATTCGACAAGCACCTATGCAACAGCCTCAAGCAACAATTCAACAACAACCTATGTTTAATTCAAAGATGCAAGACTGGATTGATGACGGTAATGAATGGTTTTTGAATAATGCATTAATGCATGAATCAGGAACTCAAATACATGAAGATTTAGTTACTGAAGGATTTGTCGTTGAAAGTGATGAATATTTTGCTGAGGTCAATAAAAGAATTAGGAAAAAACACCCTGAATATTTTAATGAGCCAACAAAATCTAAACCGTCACAAAAGGTGGCTTCAGCAGGTAGAGTAAGCGGTAAGTCTGGTAAAAAACAGATTAGGCTCTCTCCTAGTGAAGTACAAATGGCAAAAAAATTAAACGTACCCTTAACAGAGTACGCAAAATATGTTAAAAGGTAACTAATATGACAGATAATACTGACAAACAAAACAGAACTTCGCGTTCTGCCGACACTCGAGCTGATAAAGTAGCTCGCAAACCTTGGAGCCCACCATCCATGTTGGATACTCCTCCTGCACCTGAAGGTTATACCTACAGGTGGATTAGAGCCGAACTTGTAGGCCAAGAAGATCGAAAAAATGTTACAGCTAGATTAAGCGAAGGTTTCGACCTAGTAAGATCAGAAGAGTTGGATGCATCTTTTCAAGATCGTTATGATGCACTAGAAGAAGGCAAACATGCAGGAGTTATCGCAAGGGGTGGTTTGTTACTGGCTAAGATTCCAAATGAAACGCGTAATGAAAGAAACTCCTACTATCAAAACGCTGCTAGAACTCAACAAGATGCTGTTGATAATGACTTACTCAAGGAATCAGATCCAAGCTCTCCGATTTTAAATCCAGAGCGTAGTAGCAAGGTAACTTTTGGCGGTGGTCAAAGAGATTGACCACTAAACATATAATTTTAAATATATAAAGGTGACTTATTATGTCTAACAAAAATGCCCCATTCGGAGCAAAAGTAGTTGGTAAATTAGGTTCTGGAGTCCAAAATGGTGGAGTTACAGAATACGAAATTGCCTCTGGTGCTTCTGGGAATATTTTTTCAGGCGATTTAGTAAAAATGACCAACACAGGTACTATTTTAGTAGCTGCTGCTGGTGATGAAGCTTTAGGTGTATTTAGAGGTTGTACTTTTACAAACTCTTCAGGTGAGACTGTTTTCAGCTCTCATTTTCCTGATGGCACTGTATCGTCCGATATTAAGGCATTTGTGATAGATGACCCTGATGCTGTATTTGAAATTCAAAGTGCAGGTTCTCCAGCTCAAACTGATGTCGGTTTGAACGCTGATATTTCTTATACTTCTGGCTCTACCAAAACTGGTATGTCAGCTATGGAGTTGTCAGGAACAACAGCAGCAACTACTGCAACTTTTAGAATTATGGGTTTTTCAAGCGACCCAGACAACAGCACAACAGGTTCAGCTAACGTAAATGTGATTGTTAAATTTAACGAGCATTTCTATATCGATCCAACAGGAGTATAAATAATGGCAATTAATAGAGCACAATTAGCGAAAGAATTAGAGCCAGGTTTAAACGCCTTATTCGGTATGGAATATGCCCGATATGAGGCCGAGCATCTCGAGATTTATGAAACTGAATCTTCAGATAGAGCTTTTGAAGAAGAAACACTAATCGTTGGGTTTGGTAACGCCCAAGTAAAAGCTGAAGGTAGTGGAGTCAGATTTGACAACGCTAACGAAGGTTATACTTCACGTTACACTCACGAAACAGTGGCTCTTGCTTTTGCTCTAACAGAAGAAGCAATTGAAGACAATCTTTATGATAGACTTGGAGCAAGATACACCAAAGCCTTAGCAAGATCTATGGCAAATACAAAGCAAATCAAAGCTGCTTCTGTATTAAACAACGCGTTTAGTACAACAGGTGGTGATGGTAAAACTTTGATTGCAACAGATCATCCGCTTGGAGGTGGAGGTTCACTAGCAAATAGAGCCACAACTATGGCGGACTTAAACGAAACTTCTCTTGAAGATGCATTAATTGGTATCTCTACATTTACAGATGATAGAGGTCTTAATATTGCATTAAGAGGAATGAAGCTTATTGTCCCACCACAGTTAGTCTTTGTTGCAGATAGACTACTCAACAGCCCAGGTAGAGTTGGTACTTCAGATAACGATATTAACGCTATCGCGAATATCAACAGCATGCTTCCTGAAGGCTATGTAGTCAATCATTACCTAACTGATACAGATGCATACTTCATCAAAACTGACTGTCCAGATGGATTTAAGTATTTTGAAAGAAGTCCTATGCAAACTGCATTAGAAGGTGACTTTGACACAGGCAATATGAGATACAAAGCTAGAGAAAGATACTCTTTCGGTTACTCAAACTTTAGAGCCGTATACGGTTCTCAAGGAGCTTAAGGAACGGTTTATTGTAGCGTTTCTCACTCAACTACAATTTCTAGGGAGCTTCGGCTCCCTTTTTTTTGTTGCTTAGTTTGTATTGTAGGTGTAAACTCAAGATAGTTTTAAATTAATTAGCTTAATGAGGATCGATTCGATTTCCATTAATACAAGTAAAGGAGTTCATAATGGCTAATCCACATTTTCAAAACTTAATCCTAAATGCAGGTAATACTGTAGCAACAAAACATAAGAAAGATGTTCCTATGTTTCATGTGAATCCATCAAGTACGTTATTTTATCAATACGCAAATGATTTTATGACTTACAATTCTGGTGATTTTACAATTACAACAACAGAGGCAGGTACTGGTTCAGCAACAGAAGCTTTAACTTCTGGTGCAGGTGGTCAACTATTGCTTACTAATGCTGCTGGAGATAATGACTTAGACTTTTTACAATTAAAAGGTGAGTCATTTAAATTAAGTAGTAGTAAAAGAGCTTTTTTTGAAGCTAGATTCAAAGTAAGTGATGCGACACAATCCGACGTTGTTATGGGTTTGCAAATTACTGATACCACACCATTAGCAGTTAGTGATGGTGTTTACTTCATGAAAGATGATGGTGATACTAACCTAGACTTTCATATTGAAAAAGACGGTACAGATACTACTACTGCTGCAATAACCACCTTGGCTGATGACACTTTTGTTACAGTTGGTTTCTTTATAGATCCAAATACTTCACAAGTTTCATACTTTATAGGTGAAGCTGAGCCAGTGGGTGTTGTAAATACTAATTTACCAGATGATGAAGAATTAACTGTATCTTTTGGTATTCAAAATGGTGAAGCAGCAGCTAAAACTATGACAATCGATTACGTAAATGTAATTTGCGAAAGATAGGAGTAAACAATGGCAGATACAGTAACTTCACAAACTATTCAAGATGGTGAAAGAGTTGCTATCTTAAAGTTTACTAATGAGTCTGACGGTACAGGTGAGTCATCTGTTAAAAAA